CGACTTTCCAGACCTTTGTAGATGAAGGACATATTCCAAACCTTCTTTTATCTGGTGGGCCTGGAGTAGGTAAAACCACAGTTGCAAAAGCAATGCTTGAGGAACTTGGTGCTACTTATATGATGATTAACGGTTCTGAAGAATCTGGTATTGATGTTCTCAGAAACAAGATTAAGAACTTTGCTTCTACTGTCTCTATGGATGGTAATCGTAAGTTCGTGATTCTTGATGAGGCAGATTATCTAAATCCACAATCAACTCAACCTGCCTTGCGTGGGTTCATTGAAGAGTTCCATAAGAACTGTGGATTTATCCTTACCTGTAACTTCAAGAACCGTATCATCGACCCTTTGCATAGTCGATGCTCTGTAATAGAGTTTCGTATCCCTACCTCAGACAAACCTAAACTTGCTGGACAATTCTTTAAAAGAGTCCAAGACATTCTGACTACAGAGAAAGTTCAGTTTGAACCAAAGGCGGTTGCTGGTGTTGTTGAAAAACACTTCCCAGATTGGAGAAGGGTTCTTAATGAACTGCAAAGGTATTCTGCTTCTGGTATGATTGACAGTGGAGTTCTTGTCAATATCTCAGAAACAAATATGAAAGACTTGGTTACATTCATAAAGGATAAAGATTTCAAGTCTACTCGTAAATGGGTTGCAAACAACCTAGATAATGATCCTGCTCGTATGTATCGTAAAGTCTATGATTCATTGTATGATGAAGTTCAACCACAAACTGTGCCTCACCTTGTTCTCGCAACAGCAGACTATTCTTATAAGTCCGCCTTTGTCGCTGATCAAGAAATCAATATGCTTGCATATATGGTTGAGATTATGACACAGGTGAATTTCAAATGAGTTATGAACTAAAGGATTATCTAAACTCTCTCAATGTCACAAAGGAAAATCTGATGGAATCAGATGATCCTATGTGGGAGAAGAAGTATTCCCCCTATATCATTAACAAGTGTTTGGCGCCCTTTAATGATACTATAATGTTGGTAAATGAGATGAACATGAGGCATCATCTCGATACCAAACTCCAATATGACTTTTTACTAAATACTATTAGATCGAAGAAGCGATATGCGCCTTGGGTAAAGGCAGATAAGTTGAAAGATTTAGAGTATGTAAAAGAGTATTTTGGTTATAGTAATGCAAAAGCAAAAGCCGCTCTTCAAATACTTGATAATGAACAGATAACCACTATTAAAAATAGTTTGAATAAAGGTGGAAGAAAATGAATGAAATTGAATGGCATCCAGAGAAGATGCTAGAAGTAAAACTAAAAGAACCAGATGACTTTTTAAAGGTTCGTGAGACACTATCTCGTATTGGTGTCGCCTCTCGTAAAGAGAGAAAACTCTATCAGTCATGTCACATCCTACATAAACAAGGTAAGTATTACATTGTCCATTTCAAGGAACTTTTTGCTCTTGATGGTAAAGATACAAATCTAAATGAGAATGATGTATCAAGACGAAACTCAATTGCTGGATTACTTGGTGATTGGGGGTTGATTGAAATAATTGGAGAAGCAGAACCTAAAGCACCGCTTTCTCAAATTAAAGTAATCGCTTTCAAAGAGAAAGACGAATGGATTTTGGAAACAAAATATAACATTGGTAAGAAGAGAGTAGAATAAGTGACATTATCCTTTTCAAATTTTATTGTAGAAGATAAAGAACCAGAGATTGAAAAATATCGTGCAGTGGTTATATCTACTGAACATGGTGATAAAGGTATAACAGCTGATAGAATGACTGAGGAAGCAAAGAAACTCGGCATTGAGATGTATGTTGTTCCTATGCGTGGAACTTACATCTTTTTAGAAGATGGTAAAATTACTATTCACAAAGAAGATGATGATAAAGGATTTGAGATAAGCCCAGAAAACACTGTTGTCTTTATGCGTGGTTCACCATCTAGATTGAGTTATCTAGATTTGCTTACTCAACTGGAAAGACTTGGTTTTCCATTAGTAAACAGTAGACAATGTTTAGAGCGTGCTTCTGACAAATACAGAACATATTTGCGTCTAAAAGATTTTGGATTAGACCAACCAAAAACAGTTCTTGTGTCTGACCCAGATGCAATTCCAACAGCACTAGAAAAACTAGATTCTAAGTTTCCAATGATTATGAAAACATTGGAAGGTTCTAAGGGTGTCGGTGTTCTTTGGGTTGAGTCTGAAAGATCACTAAAGGCACTTACACAAACACTTTACAAAACAAATAAAGAAACAGATTTACTTATTCAAGAATATATTAAAACTGATTATGATGTTCGTGCGTTGGTTCTTAACAATACTGTTATTGCTGCTATGCGTAGAAATGTTGTAGATGGTGATTTTCGTTCTAATGCGTCACAGGGTGCAAAAGTAGAATCATTTAAGTTGACTGAACTTGAAGAAGATCAATGTATTCACGCTGCAAAATCTATCGGTGGTATTTTTACAGGTGTAGATTTCATCCCATCAAAAGACAGAGAAAAAATTAAACCAAAGTTTTTGGAAGTAAACCATTCTCCTGGCACAGAAGGTATGGAAGAAGCAACTGGTGAAAATATCAGTAAGATTGTCCTTAAACACTTTATGGACAAGAATAAAAGATTTACAGAACCACATGATTGTGGTTTCTTAGAAACACTTTATATCAAGCCTTGGGGCCCTATCATTGCAAAGTTTGATACTGGAAATTCATCTTTGCCTGTGATACATGGTGATGATATTGAATTAAAGGGTGGAAAGGTTCACTTTACCCTCTTTGATGAAAGACACTCTTTCCCTCATGTAAGAACAAAGAAAGTTAATCTTGGTGGGTTAAGAGACTATTCAGAAGAAAGATATACAATTAAACTTGATGTGGAGTTCGCTGGAACAACATACAAGGATGTAGAATTTACTGTTGATGATAGACGCAACAGAACAAGGATTCTTCTTAACAGAGACTTTATGAGAAGAATGAATGTGAGGGTTGATCCTCAACGCAAGTATGTTATAACAACAAAACTTGAACTACATAAACGAGATATTGAAAGGTGAAAATATGCTACTTGATGCAATAAGAAAACACGCAGAAGGACACATTGCAAAACACAAAGCGAATGTTCTTGTATACCTAAACAATCCAGCAGGGATTGGAGAACACTCAGACATTATTGATGCCGTAGAACATGAACTTATGGAAATGGCAAAGTATAATGACCAACTAGAAATGCTGGATAAGTATTTCGCAAAAGAAGAACAAACTCAGTATACTCTTTTCTCTTGACATTCCCCTCTAAAGGTGGTATATTTACATAATGAAGTTTTATACACACGTTGCCCAGTGGGGTAATCAATTATTAGTTCGCAGCGTAGAGAACGGTGTTCGTAGTAACCACAAGGTTAAGTATGAACCCACTCTCTATGTTCCTGTTCAAAAAGAAACTGGTTGGAAAACATTGGAAGGCAAGAATGTCAGTCCAATGAAATTCCTTACCATTAAGGAAGCGAAAGATTTCGTTGCACAATACGAAAGTCAACCTCATCTAGTTTATGGGTTGACACAATTCCCCTACACATATATCGCAGAAAAGTATTCCAAACAGATTGAATTTGATAGTTCAATGATGAGGATTATCACTATTGATATTGAGGTGGAGTGTGAAAACGGTTTTCCAAATGCCGATCAGGCACTTGAACCGATGTTATCTATCACCATTAAAAATCACAAGACAGGCCGTATTAAGGTTTGGGGTTTACACGATTATCATAATGACAGAGAAGATGTTCAATACATCAAATGTCAAACTGAACGTGAACTCCTTGCACAGTTTGTTGCGTGGTGGGAAAGTGACCATCCAGACATTATTACTGGTTGGAACACTGAACGATTCGATATTCCCTATCTTTGCAATCGCATCAAATTTGTTATGGGTGAAGACGCAATGAAACGTCTTTCGCCATGGGGTGTTGTGAATGCAAGAACAATCACTGGAGTATATGGTAAGAAAGAACAAGTCTATGACATTCTTGGTGTTGAAGACTTAGATTATCTTCTTCTGTATCGTAAACACACATATGTGAG